GAAAAATACAGGATTTAAAATATTAAGCTATGCCGAGAAATTAAAGAAAAAGAAAGCTCAGGATCAGAAGAGACTCAGTAAGCGATTTGTACCTAAGGGGGAAAAGAAAGCTAAGCCTCCTAAGAAAAAGAAAGTGAAGCACCCGACAATATGTGGTATCAAATCAACACGTTACGTCGGCATCAAGGGGGTTTTATGGACTATCTTCAGCCGGTACATTCGAAAGCGAGACTTCTTGCTCTATGGTGGGCGATGTGTCTCGTGTTCGACTGTGGTGGCTGACTGGAAGCTTGCTGATCCTGGTCACTATGTTTCTGTCTCTCGCGGAAACTTCCGCAATGTGTTCAGCGAGAGGGGTGTCAATCTTCAGTGTAAGAAGTGCAATAATCCGAAGTGGACACCTGATGCCTCGATACCCTATGCCCTGGAGCTTGATCGTCGCTATGGTCCAGGTGCAGCAGAAGAGATCAGGCTAGAGAGTGAGGGATATGCAGGGTCGTACTCGGAGCTTCAATACATGGAGCAGATCGAGCTTTATAAAGAGAAATTTGCTAAGCTATAAATATGAAAAAAATCACTGTTATCAATAAGGCGAAGCTACCTACAATTTCATGGAAAGAGCTGAAAGCGAAGTTTGAGCCGAACACGCTGAAGCAAAAGAAAGATCGTGAGGTAGGCGATTTACTCTTACAGCTATAGGAGTAGGAGTACTCCTCTCATTATTAGATTTAATAACTCTTACGGTTATATGGTAAAGAAAATTAAAGACTGGTTTATCTACTGGAGTCGAGTGCTTAAAGATAGATGTGTTTATTGTGGAGGGACTGTCTGGAGCTGGAGCGATAAAAAACATTTTTGTAATGACTGCAAAAAGCAACAATAAATATGACTCAAGATAAAGCACTCGAAGTACTGCAGACTGGCGCGAATGTCTTTTTAACCGGAGAACCCGGCGCAGGTAAATCACACACCATTGGCCTTTTCATTAAGTGGCTTGATAAAGAACGTAAGGAGTATGCCATCACTGCATCAACTGGGATCGCCGCGCACCCTGTTCCCATATAAAAAACCTATGCAATAAGCGATATATTTGATAAAATAAGGGTATGTCAAACAAGCTCTCGATCGTAATAATGGCTCATCCGGAACGCCAAAAGTGGGCAAAGGAATTGTCGCAAAAACTACAAGCGCCAATCGTCTACGACCGGATCAGCAATATATGGGACACCTGCAGACGAGCTTGGCTCTCGCAGGTGTCTGTCGGTTCTCGCTATTGTATGCGACAACTTTAGAGAACGTGCTGAAGCACTGCTGCAGGGCGATTTTGTTTATTCTCTATTCGTGGGCAAACTACTGGCCACTCGAGTGCGTAGAGCAAAACAAAAAGGGGAGGATCGTATAGTGACCGGCATGATACTAAACGAGGTCGCTCTCTGTATGAGGACTGAGTATATAGAGCGCATGGTCAAGTATTGCGACGAGCATGACGCACAGAACGATCAGTACATTACCAAGTGGGCGCGATTGGCAGGCATAAAGATTTACTACCCGATCCCCGGACTTGTGGATCATCGGGAGGGAGTGAGCCTGTATCGCCGGAATACCAACCGTCCGAACCCTAACGAGGCTCGCAAGGCCATCAGTTTTGATAAATAGTATGAAGACCGCTTTTATAATCAGGATGCATTTTAAACAGGACGATCCACGATGGTCGTGGAGACTTGCTTATTTTCAGTCAGTAGTGCTACCTAAGATCCTCGCACAAACAGATCAGGACTTTGATATATGCATGAGAGTAAACGAGCACCACGCTGAGGAAGTAAAAGCACTGTCCAATAAAATTAAAGTGTTTGACGTGAAACCGGAAAAGCGAGGATGGGTCAAACCCGGATATGCTCATAAGATGAAACGCTACTTTGTGGACTTTATTCCTTTTGAGGATACGGTCGGACTCGACAAGTACGATATACAGATTGGTCTCGACTCAGATGATATGCCTTTGAAGGATTACTTTGTAGAGCGCATCAAGAACGAGTTTGCAGAGTATCCGGATCGCACACAACACCTTTCATTCCAACCGCATATATTCCATACTCCCACTCTTCGGATGTACAAGTGTCCGGTAGAGTATGGCGCGAAACATGGATCGGCAATATTTGCTATATACCAACCGCAGGACAGAGACCAGTACTTATTTGCCTACCATGACTCACACCTCAAGATGCCATCGTATTTTGAGAGCGCACGACGTATAGAGGAGGACTTTTGCTGCTACTCGGTACACGATCACAACTCCTCAACCGGCCTACTGCCAAACGCTAAACAAATACTCGTATGAGGATATTAAATTATTACCGCTACCCACATCCAAACAACGTCGGGGATACTCTCACTCCGGAGATCCTCCATCATTTCCTACCGTCCGATCTAACCATTCAGCAGGTCAGGGAGGACAAGTCACCGAAGCTGCTCGGCGTAGGTAGCATAATGCGTGTCATATTGCCCGGAGACACTATCTGGGGTACTGGGGTGATGAATAGGACGGATAAGTTCCCTGCAGCCTCACAGTGTCGTTTTCTGGCCGTACGTGGGAAGCTGTCGAGGGACATACTCATTCGTGATGGTGGGGACGTTCCGGAGGTATACGGCGATCCGGCTGTGCTCTTGCCTTTGATGTACCGGCCGGAGGTAGAGGTGACGCATAAGGTAGGGGTGATCCCTCACTTTGTAGACAAGCGGAAAGTGCGCAACGGACTGCAGGCACGCAAACTCGCATGTACTGACTCTGTAAAAGTGATTGATATATTCCTACCTTGGCAGGAGTTCGTAAAAGAAGTACTGAGTTGTGAGCATATCATTTCAAGCTCCCTGCATGGCCTCATAATTGCCGAGGCCTATGGTCGAACAGCGGAGTGGGTAGTCTTGAGTCACCGAGTAATCGGTAGGGGTTTTAAATTCAGAGACTACCTGACAGGCACAGAGCGTGCGCCACAGGATGAGGGTATATTCCCTCGCCTAGATGAGAAAGTACTCGCCAAGCAGCAGCAGGACTTACTACGCGCTCTTTTAGATGCAAACATTATCCATGCGGAGATCACCAAAGAGCCGTCCACTTTACTGCACCGGCAAACGCGCATACGACAAGTGTGGAGCAGTAACCGCAGCTAACAGGAGATATAGGGAGGATCGCGTACTGCTTTGGATCTATCCTTGCAAAGGTCACTGGCATCTTACAAAGCAACACAGAGGGAAGCCGTACAAGGGATCGGGGCGCAGTTATTAACTGCTTCTCTTGTTTGCACAGTACTTTTGCAGTAAAATGTAAGTATGCCAAAAAGAAGTGAAAAAAGAAGTGAAACCGAAAACGACACCAAAACCAACAAGCGTGGGGATCGTCGTGGTATGTCCGAGGCATCCAAGAGCAACCTAAAGCCGATCGAACCCGGACAGGTACTCAATCCCAAGGGGTGGCCAAAGGGTAAGCGACACGCCGACACGCTCTTTGATCTATCTATGCAGAAGTTTGCTGAGGCCATTCTGGTAAAGGTAAACGCTACACGTAAGGGCAAGAAGCAGAAGGCTATATCACTCGACGAGGCAGACATTGATCCAGAGCTTGATATGTGGATGAAGCAGATCGAGAAAGCGCGTAACGGCGACACTAAGGCCTTTGAATTGATTATGGCCTACCGGCTCGGAAAACCTACACAGAACGTCAACGTGGGCGGTCAACCCGGCAACCCTATCGTCCACGAGCATGAGTTCGAGGAGGTAGATGCGGAGGTCGAAGAATGGCTTGATGGGTGGTTTAACCCTGTGAAGCACACCAAGGTAACTACAAAAAAGAAAAATGCCAATAGCAAGACCGACAGAGGAGCAAAACAAAAAGGTGATCAGGAATAAGACGCACCGCGTTCGTCTTTCAATGCGATCCTTTTTTCACTTCCTGACGTACTACATGCGTCATAATTTTGAGCTTGCACCGGCGCTATTCCACAGGGAGATCATTGATGCACTGGACTCGGTAAACGACGTGGACAAGTTCCTCTCAATGATGGGCTTCCGAGGTAGTGCCAAGAGTACTATTCTTGAGGCCTTTGCTATCTGGTCAATGCTCAACGGCAAGCATAATTTCATTCTGTGGATTGGTAACACGATGGATGACTCCAAACTATCCCTCGCCAACATCAAGAGCGAAATCGAAGAGAACGAATTGCTACGGTCTGAAGACGATGATCGCAAGGAGTCGATCACTAAGAAGTGGTCTGAAAAGCAGTTGATCATTGGAAACTGCACCATCATTGCAAAGAGCCGTCTCGGTAAGGTTCGAGGTAACAAGTTTAAGAAGGCTCGTATTGACCTTATCATCTGCGATGACCTCGAGGACATCAAAACGGCCGACACTGCAGAAAAGCGTCGGGATACTAGAGCGTGGTTCTTTTCTGAAGTACTGCAGGCTACAAAGCAGGGTGTACTCGCTACTGACACCAAGGTAGTGATGCTCGGAAACCTTGTGCATCGGGACTGTCTCGTATCGCGTATGGATAAAGATCCACGCGTAAAGTCTTTGCGCTTCCCACTCATAGACGACAATGGAGAGATCACTTGGCCTGCACTCTATCCGGATATGGACGCTGTAGAGGCAAAGCGTGAAGAGGTGCTTATGGCCGGAGAGGGGCTTGGCCACGTTATTTGGGCGCGAGATATTTGGGCGCGAGAATACCTGCTCAAGGAGGTGGACGAGGAGGATATGGTACTTAGCCTAGAGGATATTCAGTACTACCCTGACGAGTGGCTACAGCGCAAGCCTACCGCCGCAGGTGTCGGGGTGGACTTCGCTATCAGTAAAAAGCAGACTGCCGACTATACCGCGATGTGTAAGGGTATGGAGGTGCAAAATGACGAGGGAGAGCGTCGCTTACTCGTACTCAAAAACAACGTGGAGGCGCGTATGGGCTTTGAGGAGACT